AGAGTGACCACCCATCAAATCATCCTCATCAGTTTCGATGGTGATGTTGACCCTGTAGAGTTCCCTCTTCAGTTGGGCACAAACTTGTTCGATCATCAGGGTCTTACCATTTCCTGAAAGACCAGTGACAAACACTGGAAAGAAAATCTTAGACTTGATGATGTTCTTGACATCCTTGAAGTGACCAAACGGAACATAGTTTGACATCTTCTCAGGAATGATCTTGACTTGTTCATCGAGAACATTGAGAGACTCAGTTGCAGCTGCAACTGGCATATTCGAAACTGGTGCAGTCGCTGGGACTGGTGCAATTTTCACTGGAGATTCTCCTCCGTGGGAGTACCCACCGTTGTAACCCGAGATAACCTGTTCAAGGTTGAAGATAACTCCACCTTCAGGATTCGGTTCTTTGAATGGAAACCTAGAGGATTTAATCCAGTATGGAAGATATCCATCAAGTGCTTCCTTGATCTCTGCCCTAGTGAAGGCAGACTGATTAGGATACGATTTAATGAGGGTATCCAACACCTCACCCTTATCAGGAGTAATGGTAAAATCTTTACCATTCACAGAAATAGTCTTATCAGTCATATAGTCTCCTTTTTCGTTATTTCTCATCATGTGTATATTATCTCAAAAAGCTGTAGCCATTGTCAAGGCCATTTAAGCCACTGTTACTTAAGGGGTTCAAGAAGTCTCCCCATCTTCTTTAGGCATTTGATCTCACCTTTTGCATTGGTTTCAGTCAAATATTTCTCCCCATTATTGACCCATGCCCTGAATGCAAAGCACTCAGTTTGATTCGTTTTACATTCATCGATCAGTTCACAGTTGTGAAATGTACAGGGGGCAGGCCCAACGTCATTGATTGCATCAGCGAACTTGCTGAGATCATGAGTTGGAATCCTTTCATAGTAAGCAGGGTCTACTTGTAAATTTGGCATTATGCTATCTCCTTAATAAATTCATTGGTTAGAAACCTTGAAGTAGTTTTACTTCTTTGATTCTTCTTGAACTTTGCCATGATTGTTGATTTCTTTGCACCAATCAGATCATCGTCCAAGGTATCTTCACCATCAGTTGCAAGGTTTGATGCAGCGGTGATGAAGAGTTTGTTGTAACCTTTTGCTTGAATGACAACACCATTGTTTCTTGCTTCCTTCCACAATGCATTTTGCTTGTCATTATTGTAACCAGTGTAAGCTGGGTGACCGATCACACCAAGTAGGTTAGTCATGTCACCCTTCCTTCCACAAACGAAGTAACCAGTAACAATGACACCAGTAGTCTTACTAATCCAGTCTAAAAGGTTTTGTGTCTTTCCAAAATCATTTCTGTCCCAACCATTATCAGGTAGTGCATAGTCATAGACTTTTCCATTGATAGGGTCGATGATGTCTCTTTGCTTCTTGACACTCCATGATGTGTCATCACCCAACTGCTCTTCGAAGTCAGCTCTCTCAGCTGCATCTTGATCAAGAATGTTTGCACTGTGAGAGTAACCATCAGTGATCACTGTCAAGATTGACTTCTCAATTCCATATGCTTTGTTGAACTTAGGAAGCAGACCTCTCATTGCAACCAGTGTTGCATCTAGTGGAGTACCACCTAGTCTGTATTTGTGATCAGGATAGTAGTTGTAAGGAACATCAATCCAACCTGTTTGATCAGGGTCGATGTAAGCAACACCACTGAACCAATCATTGTAGATTGCAAGGTTCTTCTTGAAACCTCTTCCATATCTAAGATCATTGAACTTGTACTCATTCCAAAGGATAGACATGTAAGTCATCATTTCTTTGTATTCTTTTGCAGACATTTCGTTAGAGAAAATTTCTACAAGGTAACCATCCCTGTTTCTCCAGTATGATTGCTCTAGACCCTCACCAGTTTCATTGCTGTCTTTTGAAATGTTGTCTGAGAACAAGTAAACCCTGTGTGGGATTTGAACTTTTCTGCAGAACATTGTGAGAATGAAAGCTTGTTCTAGGATGTCACCAACCTCATTGGAAATAGAACCACTCCAATCGATCAGGATGTTGACACCATGGTTCTTACCATCAGGAAGGTAAACAACTCTCTTGAAAACATCATCAACAATCTGATACTTTGCAAGTCTGTTCATATCCAACTTACCAGTCTTACCAGTGAAGGCATGTCTTGAGTTGAGAGCATTCTGTCTCATTTCAAATTCTTTTGCCATGTGATTGACGATTGCTTTGTTCTTAGATTCGATCTTCTTGAAAGTGTGAACTGCTCTTGCCCAGTTCCCTTCCTTGTTTGCTGAACTGTAGTTCACACTAGATGAAGGATTCTCGAAATACTTTCTCCAATCATCAAGAACTAGTTTGTAATCGTAAAGAGTGTTGTCACAGTATTTTGAAAACTCTTTGTTCTTGAGATTGATTTGAGTTCTGATTATGTTAGTCTCAGAAAGGAATTGCTCTTCATTGTTGTGAGCATTGTGTTCTGTTAGTGACTCCCTTGCACCATCTTCATCATCGTATTGATCGGGAGTAGAACCTTCGTTGATAGAACCTGAACCAGTTTCTTTTTTACCATCTTCTTCAGATTCTTCCTCTTCATCAGATTCAGTCTCTTCATCACCGTCACCAGTGTTAGGAGCTTCAGGAAGATTGTCTTCCATTTCCTCATCTGAATCTTCCCATGAAGTTTCACCTTCTTCATTAGATTCTTCGAAGTCCTCATCTTCCTCTTCTTCATCTTCATCGATGTCGAACATTTGAGGAACTATGGATTGATCAGACTCGTCCCTTGTTTCGTTTTCTTTTGACCACTCATAGATAGCAGTTGCACATTCCTCAACTTCTTCCCATGATTCACACTTCATTGCCCAATCAAGGAAGAACTGCTCTTCTTTAGAAAGTTTGATGTTGATTCTTGAACCGACTTTAGTGATCAGGTTGATCTTATCAATCAAAGAAAGTTCTTGAAGGTTTCTATCTTTGACTCCAAAGAAATCCATTTCCATCAGTTCATTGTATGCAGTGTAGAAAGACTTCCTCAAACCAGCATACTTGTCTCTAATGTTCTTCTCAATTCTGACATCCTCAACAACATTGAGATATCCCTTGAGAGTTTTGTTCTTAGTTACTGCAGAGTGAACACCTTCGTATGGAGTCCATAATGCGTGACCAACCTCATGACCCATGAATAGATCATAAAGTTCAGGTGATATATCGTCTTTGAAAATAGGGCAACAAAGTAACCTATTCTTAAGATCGAAGTATGCAGTAGGAGTTTTCCTATGCACAACGGTCAAATTTTCCCCTGCCATCAGTTTTGCAAGGTTGTCTTTTTGTGTCTTTAATTTCTCAGTCATGTTTATATTATCTCAAAAAGCCATAGGCATTGTCAAGGCTCAAATTATCCAATAGAATCAAGGCATTGGTAGGCATATTCCCATGCTTCTTCGGGAGTCATACCCTGTTCGAGGCCTTCTTCGTACCTTGCTTCGAGGTAGATTTCTGTAATTTCGCAACTCATACATGTATGCTATCACGATTTGCGGGGCATTGTCAAGGCTTGATTTGGCCTCCGTGGTAGGATTCGAACCTACAACCTACGGCTTAGAAGGCCGTTGCTCTATCCAGTTGAGCTACACGGAGGGAAAGGGGGGGTTATCTAACTGATTTGGTTCTGCGTTTCCACTCTAACCACTTGTCACTGTCATAATGTAAATTATCATTTTTCAATAATAGATCATGAATGTGATATTGTAAAGTGGGTTTAATAGAATTTTCATTTAGATTTAGATCATTGGTTGACACCGTTGGATGTGCTTTACCTTGATCTTCTGTGAACCAAATTGCAATGGTGTGACGATGTTTCCTTCTGACTTTGAAAACACCATGGGAATGATGGATACCCTGAAAGAGCAATCCATGTCCTGCTTTTGGTTCTACTTGATGACCAAAAGGATAATGATCTGAAGGTGGGAAATAGGTTTCCCCGCCCCTAAAGTCATCGTTCAGATACACAATAACAGTCCACTCTCTAGATGGGAATTTCTCCATCTGTTCAAGTTCTTCTTGAGTTGCATTGTGAGTTTCTTGATTAGAATAAGTATCTAAGTGTGGTGTCTGTTCTCCACCAATATGCCACTTAGTTATAGATGACATTTCAGGATAGAATACTTTACCAGTTGCTTTATAAATTTCTGCAATGCAATGATTTTCTACTTTCTGAAATAATAGGCGAATGGTTTCATTCTGAATATGAAGTTTTCGTATGCCTTTGTAATCGTGTGCAGAACCAATAGACTCTAAATGTCTATGACTGTTCTGCCACCTGATCAGGTCTCTCGTCTCCGTCTCCGACAGTATCGGAATCACTTTGTGATTGTAGACTTTGGAGTTGTCGAGCAATTTCCATTCTGCGCTCATAATCTAATCTCTTTTTTCTTTCTTTTGGTCTTGCTTTCAAAGCTCTCTCTAGTTTCAATTGAGAAGCTCTCTGTAGAAAGATAATTCCGTTTAGGTGATCTAGTTCATGTTGAACACATCTTGCACCCAAACCTTCAAGTTGTAATTTATTTTTCTCACCCTCTGCATTTGTGTATTCTAACTCAATTGCTTTAGGTCTCTTTATCATTAAGTATATATCGGGAAAGGAAAGGCACCCCTCTTTCTGTAGTTCAGTCTCCTGAGACATCATAGTGATTTCAGGATTAAAGAATGCTTTGATACCACTGTCTGCAGTTCTCATTACAAACACACGATATTTCAATCCTAATTGATTTGCAGATAAACCAATACCACCAAATCTTTCCATTGCTTCTGCAAGGTTCTTTTCTATTTCTTTGGGGTCTTCAGGTGGATTATCAAAATCAAAATCATCAGTAGGTTCTCGTAGAACCTTCATTGCTTCTTCAACTAATTCATACATATTATAAACTTATATCGACAGGAACTCCTCTCACATTACTGATCTCGACATTAAAGAAAGCCATGACTGCTTCAAACATTCTTTTACCCATGTTTGCAATTCTTTTTAATACTTTCTTTACATTATCCATTACTTTCTTGATTGCCTTTTGAAACTTGTTCCAAGTTTTTGAACCAATCTCTTTTGCCCAGTTCCCAGCACGTTTGATAATATCAAATGCACCTTCTTCTAGAACTTCTTCAGTTAGTAACAGATCGAAACCATCCATGGCAGTGAGTTCATTAACGACCATGGTTTTAAAATCATCAATACCATAATGTTCTTTCAATCCTATTCTCATAGTAGAATATGCTGGTGAATTACCACCACCTTTCTTAAATGCAATATAAGGATTGATCTGACTTGCATACTTCTTGATGATCTTATCATTGATTGAGGTGATTGGTTCTACCTCAACTTTTTTTGTATTAATATCAAACTTACCTAGTAGGTTTGCAGCTGCAGGGCCTTCGTTAAATTTAACATTACCCGTTGATGCTTCTAACACTACGTTCAGTGAGAATAGTTGATTGACTTCTGTATCGTTGTTTAAATAAGACATCAAGATTTCTGACAATTCTCTGTTGTCTTTATCTTTTTGTTGGAAATCTATGATGTCCTCACCCTTCTCCCCAGCTGCTGTCCTTTTGTTTAGTGATGTAACAGTCTCAGTTGTGATAAGACTATTCATCTTCTCTTCCATTTTTTCTACCAAACCTTTTGCAAAGTTTTTGTTCTCACCCATTTTTGAAAGTGCAGCTCTGACTGTTGCAATAGACTCACCCTTTGCACCTGACATAAGTTGTGAACCACCTGCTTTCTTGAGTGATATTTTTTCTTTGAATCCTGAACCAGCAATATCTGTCTTAGGTGTAGGATTACTTGCACCGCTGTCTTTGTAGATTTTGGAAATGGTATTTGGTATCCCACCTTTACCTGTGGATACTAATTCTTTCTCTTTTAGTTTCTTATTGAATCCAACTGCAATCTCTTTTGCAATGTCTAGGTATAGTGGAAATGACTCTGCAGTTCTTATTACGTCTGCATCTGTTTTTTTGTTGTTGAGTTTATTGTACTCGTAGATGATAAGTTCTTCCCACTGTGCGCCACTTGGTGTATCTCCACCTTCTTTTACATGATTGAAGTATGCAGACTTATAACCAGCACCACCTTTTATATGAAAAGTCTTCTTACCATTCTGTAGATATTTCTCAAACTGTCCGTCTTCTGTTCCTAAAAAAGCAGTTACTCTCTTAGTGGGTTTCACTGCAATGAAGACATCACCATGTTTAAAACCTTCTGCATCGAACTCTTTAATACCACCTTTGTACATAAACTTATGTCCGATAACATAATCGGGTTTAAGAATAGATGCTTCAACCAAAGGCTTCTTTGGTACTGTTATGGTTTTATTTGTAAAATCAGAAAAGCTTTTCATATTACTATTTATACTATTCTGCTATCCTTGAGAAATTTTTATACTTTTCAAACCTCGTCACATTCTCAAATTTGTCGTATAAGATATCACCTTTATGAGAAATGATAAATGCATTTGTCTTCTCAGTAAGAGTGTTTAACATCTTCATGAATTCGTCTGTGCCATTTGCATCAAGTGAACTGTCAAACACCTCATCCAATACCAATAGATTAGTGTTCACTGAGTTTTTCATTCTTGCAACTGCTCTCCATGTAAAGAGAAGTGCCAAGTCGATTCTCATCTTTTCACCCTGTGAGAAGTTTTCATATTTGAATACATCTCTGAACCTAGACTTGATTGTTTCTTCGAAACTTTCATCCAGTTCAAAACCAACATAAAACTCTAGCTGTGCTAGATACTTGTTGATCAATTTGTTCATGATGGGTACATATTGTTTGATGATCTTTTCCTTGACACCCTGATCTCTAAGTAAGAGAGTTGCAATCTCTAGGTAGTGACCATGATCTGCAAGATGTTGTTTCCTCTTCAATAGTGTATGGAGATCATCCTCACACTTTTCAACTTGTTGGTGTGCATCAGTATTACCTTGTTGCTCTTCTTCAAGAGCTGCAATCTCTTTCTGCAATTTACCAATGTATTTTTGATTGGAAACAATCTCTGTTTGTGCTAGACCGATTTCTCTTTGGATGTCATCAATGTCTGACTGTACACCTCTAATTCTTTCGATCTCGGTGTGTAGGTCTGCAAGTTGGGATTCAAGAGTTGACAACGCCGTCTTGATTTCATCGACTTTTGCAGATTTTTCTTGAATGTGTTTCGCCTTGTGTTCATCATCTAAACCCTGTTTACATGTGGGACAGTTGTCGTTGTTTTCATAGAACTCAATGTCTGCAATTGCTTTTTTTCTAGCTCTTTCGAGTTGAGTCTCCAAGTCATTTGTTTGTTTGAGTCTATCTTCCGTAGAATCTTTATTCTCGATAAGTCGTGTTTTCTCCACCACATTTTGCGTCTTTTCATCAACCTCTCCTAATAGTTTGTCGATATTGGTTTGAGTTTGACTAATGGTAGTCTCGAATTTCAAGATTTTTTCATCACGATTTTCACGAAGTGCATTTAATTGACTGTTTAATCCACTAATCCGTTCTTCAAGAATTGCAATCTCATGCTGATTTTCCTTTACATCTAATACATGATTAGACTTTCGTTTCCTCAGCAACTGCATCATAGTTGTAAAAATAGTAATATCCAAAAGGTCTTCAACTAACTTCCTTCTGTCCTTTGCTCTAAGTTGCATGAACGGAGTGAAGTTTGCTGACCCTAGGATTGCCACCTGAGTGAATGAACGATAACTCATTTTGAGTATGTTATTCTCTAGGTGGTCTTGATAATCCCTGACACTTGCATCCTGATTCAATAGGATATCGTTACCCCATATCTCAAAGATGTTAGGTTTTGCGCCACGGATAATTTTGTAGTCTTTCTTACCGATAGAAAAATCAAGTTCGACTACAAGTTCTTTTTGATTGATTGAATTTATGAGTAGGTCTTTTTTGAGATTACGGAACCCACGACCATACAGTGCATAACATAATGCATCTAATAGAGTCGATTTACCAGCACCGTTCTCACCTAGTATAAGGGTTGTCTGATGGGTATTAAGGGGTATCTTTGTAAACTTGTTACCCGATGATAATAAATTTTTATATCTTACTTCTTTAAATATAATCATAGATATGTGTGTTCATCCAGTGCTTCATTATACAACGAAGTCATCAATTCTGTAAGAGGCTTTTTCTGACCTTGGATGTCCATACTCTCAACATACTTGTTTAGTATGGTCAAAGTATCTTCAACATTCTCTACATCTGCATCATCCATCAAATCCATATGTTTATGATCATCTACTACGTTTAGATGTAGTGGTGAAGCTGCATGTAGTTTATCTAAGAATGCATCAAACCAATAAGGATTGTCCTTGTTGACAACAATCACTTTGGTAAATTTTCCTGATACGTTTGAATAGTCTTTGTTGACAATAGTTTCAAATGTTTCTTTACTATCATCATAAAATACTTTTTCAAAAATTGTAAGTGGATTTAACACAGGCAATATCTCTCTTGTCTCTGTATCAAAGACATGGAAGTATTTTGGGTCATCATAATCTGACCATGTGAATTGCATTTGTGAACCAAGATATCTGATGTTTGCAAACTCTGATTTCTGATGGAAGTGACCACTGTAGACTTTTTCAAATCGTTTTACATAACTGTGATCTAATCCATGTTGACATGTCATGCCGGGCATCATCAATGCACCTTCGAATTCAAAATGACCCATACAAATAGGTGCATTACATGTTGTTAGAAACTCAACTTGATCTGCATAATTGTCACTATTAATCCATGGACTGAATGCTATGTTTAAACCATCGAACTCTTTAACTACGGGTTCAGTGTGTACCGTAATACTCTCATCACCAAACAACAATAGTTCAGGTGCATTCACATCATTCGTATTCTTGTAATAGGTATCATGATTACCGATAATCAAATCCATAGTGATACCAGCATCCAACATAGGTTGAATGAAATGTTCACGATTTGCTTTGAGGGATGAGAAGTTTACATATTTTCTGCGATCAAAGTAATCACCTAGATGGATGATATGTTTGATATCATTCTCTTTCAAATATGGAAAGAATACTTCATTATAAAAACGTCCTTGGTAATCGGCCATTGCAACCATATCACCTCGGACTCCCGCATGGGTGTCATTCAATAGTGCTATCTTCATTCAGTAAACTGTTCTAGATTATTCTCTTTAACTTTCTTTGCTCTTTTTGATTTCCGTGGTTCGTATTCAACCCTGTTCATATTTTCTTGCATCCACTCTATGTTAGTGTTCGTAAGACTAGGGTCATGCTCACCATCGATTGTAGTATATGCATCCATTGTAATATTGGATTCTTCGATAGACTTTTGTTTGATGTAAACTTGCTTTTTCTCCTTTTGGATTCTTCGAAGAAATGCATAGTAACAAATTTGAGTTACATATGCAAATGCATTGTTTGACTTTTCAGTATTGAAGTTACCGATGTATTGGATACAGTTTTCAATTGCATCACAAATCATTTCGTCTCGGTATGTGTAGTTGATAAAATTAGGTCTAGTCGATAAACGAGTAGCAATTTTATAGATACATTCACCAATGTATTCTGTCATTCTTGGGGGGACTTCCCCTTTGGATTCTGCAAGTCTAACGGATTCGTTATACTCGGAGACTGCTAGTGTGAACTCTTTGTTATTAACATAGTGTTCAGCTTGTTTTGGGTCTTTTTTAGTAGTCATGTGTCTATTATACTAGAAAATCTCCGTATTGTAAGGGGGTTTCTAGTATTTATTTAATTTGAATTTTTCAGCAAAACCATCTTTACAGATGGAAAATCCATGGTAAGATAACTATGTACCCGCAGGGGAATATATTATATAAGGGATTTCTATTCTTTCACGATTTATTGCACGTCCCATTCTATCCTGATCACCGAATACAACTTCTATAATCCCGATCATTACCATGATATGTAGTATGTATAGCTTCATTAGAATACCATTTGGTTGAGACTCATAACAAGTGCCATGAATCCTAATGCAGATATCTGAACGACTGTTGCAATCGCAACAATTTTTAATTGACGATCACCCCACCATTTCAATTCGGTGTTGTACCAGTCTTGTACTTCCTGTGGGGTTGCGTCCCTTGGTTTGTTCAATAACAAACTCAACTGCTCAGGATACCTCATGCAACACCCCACAATGAAGCGACAAAGATTAGCATGAGTGTACATACCTCTGCATTTTCCTTTATCTGTTCTATCTTTTTCTGTGACATTTTTGTAAATGCCACAACAACCTCAACTTACCAATGATAGGTAAATGATACCGAAAGGTACTAGGATTGGGAGAGTCAATAGTGTTATGAACTCTATACCATCGATTAGCGTTGATACAATCTCTGATCTTCTCAAGTGTTCGATTTCAGACACCATGCTCCTCGCAATCTTTAAAACTGCTGTGGTCATGGTTTTTTCCTCGTTAAATATAAACACATTGAATAATATGATATAAACCAAAATTATTCGATAGTATATATGTATTTGCGTTACTCATAGTAACAGGAATTTAAAAATTTAATGAATTTTTTTCTTGTCGGAAGGTGGACGTGCTGATTCGAAATCATCGATGGCGTCCCATTGTTCTTCTTCGAGTTCATCAAGGAATGCTTCTTCTTCTTCAGTGAGTTGTTTGTGAGACATGATCTCATTCATAATTTTATTCATATATGCTTTACGGATGTCACCCCTATTATTTGTAAGAGGTATGGTTCCGTTATCGACCATATCAAACCATCTTGCTGAAGCTTCGTCATAGAAAGGTATGAATTGATTATTCAATCTACTCCTATGTGCGATGATATCTAAAGGTAAAGTCACAGTGGGTTCTGCAGACAAGGGTGCATATGGATAGAAAGTAGCAAGGGTGTGACTACCCTCGGGATTGATTGTTTCTAATCTGCAAATCATGGGTAGAGTTATTTCTACACCTGCGTGTGTATCCCTAGTCATTCCTACTACTTCGGAACCACTTCTAAGTTTCAATACTTCGTATTGTTGAGGGATTAAATCGTTAGGTCTTGTCATTTAAATCGAACTGCTTAATTTCGTATGAGAAATTCTCTTCGTTGTAAATATTTATACGATCTTTCAGGTGATTGAGTGTATAGTTTTCACACTGTAGATCGTCTGCAATATCAAAAAGTCTCATTTTTTCTTTACCTTCCACCTTACGAAGACCCCTACCGATTGACTGTAGGTTTCGTATTCTAGATTTAGATGGACTTGCAAATACGATATTATCAATTCGTTTTATGTTTACACCAGTAGAGAATGTACCATAAGATGCAAGGATGGTATCATTCTTTGCTTTCTCTACTATCTCTCTAACAGCTTCTCTGTCTTCCGTGTCTGTTCCACCATACACATAGTGTATGTTATCACCCAGTCTCTTAAACATTTTCTCATGTAGTATAACTCCATGTTTTTCGACATATTGAAATAATACGAGTGTATTTCCTGATAAACTGTACACTAAATTACAGATGAATTCGTTTCTTGCTTCATTAGATACAAGGTAATCCATCTCCTCTTGGTAGGACATTTTCTTTTGTTTAGTATGACGAAGTATGACACAATCTATGGACAAGTTTGCGATGGTTCCTTCATCCATAAGTTCTTTTGTGCTTATGACCTTTTTGACTGGGCCAAACAATCCTTCTAACTGAAGTCTATGACATTCTGAACCATCAAGGGTTCCTGTGGTTCCAATTCTAATTGCAGTCTTTTTCATCTTTTCAAGAATACCCTTTAGAACATTTGCTTTGAAGAGGTGTGCTTCATCCCCCACAACCATATCAAAAGATTCTAATGTCTCCTTTGGTGCTTTACTGAATGACTGCCATGTAGTTATAGTGATAGGTGCATCGAACACTTCCTGTCCACTATAGATTTTACAAATTCGTTCTTTGTATCCGTAGTCTTCAAAATCCTTTGTCATTTGTTCAACTAATGAAGTTGTAGGGACAATGATAACGGTTTTCTTATTATAGTATCTTGTAAGCAGATAAATGATGAGAGACTTACCACTTGCAGTGGGTGAGAGAAGTAACTGTCGACCATACTTAATTGCAGTGTTAAATGCTTCTATCTGATAATCTCTAGGTTCAAAAGGTAGACCTATATCTTCTAACCATGGTGTTGTCTGCACTCCTAGATGTTCATGATTCTTTTCACCTATGATATCTTCAATACCAACTATATCATATCCTCGTTCTCTACAGAACTCATCAACATAGGGAAGTAAACCGATATAGATTTTATTTGTTTTGATTGAGAATAAACGTACCTTACCATCCCAGTATCTACTCTTGACTGATGGCATGAATTTTGCGTTAGGTACAGTAAAAGAAAAGAAATCGAATAGGTCTCTCGCTAACCCATCGTCACATTGTACTTGCATGAAGACCTCATCGATCTTCTTTAGAATTATTTCAGAGGCCATCCTGTGTTCCATACTACGAGAGATTTTCTAACCCCTCTAGTCACTGGTGTCACTTGATGATGTAACCATGAAGGGAATACTAACAATGAACCAATCTCTCTACCACTCATAGGTGCAGTGTGTATCAATTCATCTGTATATATTGTTTTCTGATCTCTTCTTAATTTGTCAAAACTACCAGCATGTTCAATCCATTGAAAGTGTCCACCTTCGTAGTCATCGGGTTCAGATAATTGAACAGAGCAAGATATCTTTCTTATCTTTCCACTAGGGTATGGACTATCACCTGCGTCTGTATGCCAAGTGTAGAAGTCTCCTTTTGTTTTGTTAGGTTGTTCTTCATACACTGTGTATTGCCAGTGTTCCATGTCATCAATTTCGTAGTTCCAACCACTCGTTTGATTTGCTCGAATCATACCGTCAAAGATTTTTTGTTTGAGATTTATATCGAATTCAGGATTGTTATGATCAATCCACTTGTTAGTGGATTGTCTGATGACGTTGTCTTCATTACCACCATCACCCCCTTTATCCACATCAACCTGTTTCATACCACCACCGATTCTAGAACTCATAGTTTCTAAGCTTCTTGCATAACCATGAATGTAGTTCACCTCTTCTCTAGTGAGATACGATTCTAAAACTGTAACATAATTCTTATAGATCATTAGGAACCTGCCATAAACTTACGCCACTCAATAGTATTCTTAATGGTTTGATGTCTCCAAGTGATGTTCTCCATGCACCTCTTGAGGAAGTCAATAGTTGCTTGTTGATACTCAGTTTGTGCATTTAACTTCTGTAAGTCTGCATCTGAGTTAAAGAAGATTTGCATATCATTCTTCATGATCTTAAGACCATCGAATGGGTCATCTTCCCAACCAAGTTCTTTGATTCTACCCTCATCCATTTTACCATTGAACCATAACCACTTGTCTTTGAGCATGGTCTGATATCTAAGTTGCAAGGATTTGTGCTTGACAATTGCATCTGTCAAGAGTTCGGAGTATTTTGCGTGGAGTTTAGGAACTTCTAGAGATGATACATCCAGTTCGATATCATCAATTTCACAATCCTTTTTCCACTCTGATTTCAATTCATCTAGAGTCATAATGTACCATTATACCATATTTATGGTATATTAGGAAGTGGTTTTTATTTCGTAGTATGTGAACCTAAATTCGACTGTTGCGATGACGGTCTCTCCGTCTGCACCTGATTCTAATTCAATCCCACTTAAAGAGATAGGGAATGCATCATGAAATCTGAAGAATCGATTTGGTATGTTTTTGTTAGTGTTAGTGACTAGTGTGATATCTGAATATTGATTTAGAGCATCATCAATCTTTGATCGTTGACCTGTTGCAATTGTTTCAGACTTAACATAGTTTTTGTATGCACTTGGGTCTGATACTGGAACAATAGAATCCATCCAATCATAAATCTCTTTGAAGTTTCCTAAATCTTCATCGACTAAGAAATTTACACTAAGAGAATCAAACGAAACTTTATCGCCTGGGAAGAATGCATCTAGACCTATACCAGCAGGTGCAACTGTTTCTGTAAACTGCAAGCCTGGAATGTTGACACTCTTAACAAAGAATTCAACACTCGGTACTTTATCGATAAGAAGTCTAAAATTATTCTTACCTAAAAGTGATTTGTTTATGTTTATGTTATCAGCCATTTACTTTGATTATCCTAGAGGACTTTGTGGTGTCATGATAGTCACCGTCTCTGTATTCTCGGGTAACTACGGACTCGCACAAATAACCATCTTGGATATACCTAGTAACAATCTGACGTGATAACACATCCTTAGTCTCCGCTCCGTTAG